CCGTCCGGATTAAAGCCCGCTTTCACCATCATGGTGCGAAGTGCGCTGATTACGTTCTGCGCATCATTCTTCGTCATAAAGCGCGGATGCGCCGCCCCTGTGATGCGCTTTATAAACGCATACAAGGCTTTATCCGTTTTGATTCGCGCGACCAGCTCCCACATTCCTTTGATGTATTCAAGCTGTGCCGCGCTTGCCCTGCCGAGTTCCTCATCTTTTACCGCAAGTTTTTTGACGCGGAAGCCGAGTTTTTTCATCGCCTTTAAAACTTGTTCCAGCTCAAAAAGCGTAAGTTCCGAGCAGCTTGTTTTACCCGATACGCTTTCAATGATTGCCCGATAATCCTCGTCGCAAAGCGCAAGCTGTGCCTTTGCGATATGGATGAGTTTTATAAACCGTCCTTTATTCATTTTTCCCTGCATTGCCGTCCTCATACTCTAAATAAAATCTCCCGCGACAGCCCTTTGCAGTAGTGCGCAGCGGGGTGTTTTGAATTATCCGATACTTTTCCCGATACGCGCTTTTTGCGCCTCTGTCAGTTGATTTCTCTGCATGACGCTTTCCATCGCAAACGTCGCAAATGAAGCAATCGAACCGAACTTTTTTTGCTCTACATAGCCTGCAAGTTCTTCGTAGTTCGTTACCGGAACGATGATATTCTTGCGCTCGCTTGCAGGATTAAGCCTTTCCTGCGCTCCTTTTATCACTTCGCTTTTTACGAAAGTCGACACGCGCTCAAGTCCCGATTCTTTTGCAAGAATGTTAAGCATTCCGTATTGCTCTTCCGTTACCGTTATCAATATTTTACGTCCGCCCATTTTCGTCCCCCTTACAGCGCGTTGACGACATCCGCGTCTACGGCATCCGCGCCAAGTTCCGCCGCTTCGTTCATGGCGCGGCGCGTCCAGTTGTTGACAAGCAAAGGATAGCCGACGCTGTAAACTACGTGGTTGCGCGTCTGCTTGCGCAGTTTTGCCGCCAAAGCCTCGCACCCCTCGTCCGTGATGATTTTTGTGCGCACTTTTCCGAGCCGTGAAAACTTTATGTCAAGATAATCCGCAATCTCTTTTCCCGTCCCCAGCGGCTTTAATTCCAAGATTTCAATGCGGCGGATAACTTCCCGCGCTTCCCAGTTTTGCGATTCGTCGAGTTTCGCTTTCATTTCAATCTGCCCGATAAGGACGATTGCAAGGAGCTTTTTAAAACCGTCTTCAAGCTCCCAAAAACGCTTCAGGTATTTGAGCGTCCAAATATTTAAGTCATGCGCTTCTTCAATCATCAGCACATGGCTATAACCGGCGCGGCTTGAGTTGGTCAAAATCCTTTCGACTTGACGACTTTTCGCTTCAAGCGTCCGGCGCGGTTTTTCGGTCGAGCAATCTTGAATGATTGCGTCGCAGATTGCGCTTGTCGTAAGACGCGCCTTGTCTATCGAGCGCGGAGCAATAATCTTTATCTTTTGCCCCTCTGCTTGAATGCGATCCATCGCATAGCGGCGGATAGTCGTCTTGCCGCTTCCGGATTCTCCAAGCAATGCGACCATGCCGCCGATTTTGGCAGTCTGATACAAAAACTCTGAAATAAAGCGAGTTTCGTCGGTCAAATAGACATCATCTGCTTTTGTTACGTCTCCGGTAAACGGGTCTTGGGTAAGCCCGAACTTCATATACGCTTTCATCGTAAGCATTGTTATACCTCCATCTCTTACGCCTATATTTAGGCAAATTGTGCGGAGTCCGCTCCGCCTGTGTATTCCATAACCAAATCATCAACAAGTTTTGACGGCACCCCTGCGGGGTACTCCGTCTTTATCCTTGCGATGAACCCGTCGGGGATATACCCCGCCCGCGCCTTAAAGCGTTTTGCCGCTTCCACCGCGCTGATAAATATGTCATGCACTTCGACCGTACCCGCCGCAACCTCTATCTGCTTGCCGGTTGTCGCCGTTGCAAATGGGTCTACGGCATGAATTACGCTGTGCGTCTTAAATCCTTCGCCGCCTGTCGCTTTTGCAAACGGCGTTTTATCACCCGCGTTTGCAAGCGCAAGCGAGGCAAGTTCTTTAAGGTTTGTTTCGCGCAGTGTGTCGGGCGGACTTTGGTATTCCTTGCCGAACACCGGCGCACTCATATCAAAGCCCTCGTCGCCGTATTCAATCGGCGCAACCTCGAATGTTTCTATCTCTCCCGCATGATTTTTATAACTGACCTGCACCGCATCCGCCGTAACAAGAAGCGGCTGGACGTTGACTGTCATTCCTACCATGATGTCCGGCAAAGAGCGCAGGCTGTAGCGGAGCGACGTTTTTACGTTCGGGTGAACGATACTGACCGCCAAGTCTCCGCCGACCGTCCGCACTTGTACGCCGGTCGTAAATATCTGGCGGCAAATGTCGGAGTCGGGAAGCTCTTTCAGTTGCGACTCCTCTATCCTGTTCCAGAGTTCCAGGCGGCTTGCAATCTTTTTCCCGCCGCGCGTAAGGCGCGTATCGCGTCCTTCAAGTCTGTTCGCATTGAACGCCGCGCACCACCGTTCCGCCGCTTCGTTCAACTCTTCGATTGATTGCACCGGCTCAAGTTTCAGCAGGCATTCAAACTGTGTTTCTACAATGTCGTTTGCCTTTTCAACCTGTCCTTTGGCGCGGGGATTGCCCGGCATGTGCGGCTTTGTTTCAACGCGCAGTGCCGTAAGAGCCGCCGTTACCGGTCTTGAAATGTTCGCAGACCCGCAGTCCCAAATCAGCAGTTCAGGAAGTCCGTGAAAGTTGTACAACGGGTCTTGTTTCTTGCCCCATGCGTACAGCAGGAAGTCGTACATATTTGTCGCCGTCTCTCCTGCCGCCGCGTAATAACGAACGCAGATGGAACTCGAATAGTGGTCGGTCAAAACATACCGCCAGCACTTGAGTTGCTCCCGCCCTTCAAGAAAGGGCTTATTCTTGTACACCTCATCATCGCGCAGAATATGCTGACCGCCGCCGGGCGCGAAGTACATAAGCGCAACCGAAGGGTCTGCAAAATGCACCTGATTAGGGTACTCCGTCCGCATTCTTTGATGTGGAGCGGGCTTTGCCGTTGATTCCGTTGAAAGAGTTGCCTCTTTCAAAAGCTGTTTTAATCGGCTGTTTGAAATTGGAACCGTAAAGCCGTTTTGACGCAAAATTGCGCGGGCAATTTCTACGCTCATTGTCTTTTTGCCGTTTTTCCTTACGCTGTTTTGCAAAAGAGAAGCGGCAAGTTTTAATGTCTTTTCGTCTATGCTCGACACGCCTGCGTCCTCCCGCTTTTTGCGCCCGCTCTGCCAGCCCGCTTCTTTTAAGACCGCGTAGGCTTTGGCTGCGGAAAATGCGAACATTCGGCACATTTCAGAAATGACTGCGCTCCGCTCAGCCGCATTCCGCGCCGTTTCCATTTGCTTCACAAACGCCGTATACATTACTCAGCCTCTTGCGCTATGCTCTTTGCCCGTGCGGGTCGGATATTTTCAGTCATATCTTTAAGCTCATCGCTTAGCTCAAATATGCTTGCAAGAAAGTTTTTAGGCTCCTCGAAAACGAGCCAGTCATCGAGCTGACCAACCGTTACCCCCTCAACCTTTTGAGCCTTTTCGATTAAGTCTTCAAGACGCTCAAGCTCAAATGACGCAACACCGATTTGCTTGAATAAGTCTTTTTTCATGTCGTCGAGTGCGGCTTGTGCAAGTTGCTCTTTTGTCGGCGGCTCGCGATAGCGGAGCTGCGCCTCAAGTTCGTTGAGTTTTTGCTCTTTCTGACTGATTGCCGCTTCCTGCGCTTCCCGCTCTTCTTTGCGCTTTTTCTTTTCTGCCCGCAATGCGGAGCGAAGTTCGCGGACGGTCATGCGCTCAACGTCGTCAAGCGTTCCAACCCCTTTGAGTTCTCCGCCGTCTTCGAGCGTCTTTATGCTGTCGTCGTCGAGGACGGTAAGCGCACGGAGTTTTGCGTTGCCCAAATTTGCACACGTGTGCAAGTTTCCAAATTTTTCCGCCGCTTGCATCGCGTAGTATGCGGCTCTTTGCGATATATCTAACTTTTCAAGTGCCGCCAAAAATTGCCCGTGCGGTTCATGGGCTTTGAGCAAAATAATTTGCTTTCCCAGTTCAATAAGCGAACTTGCCGCCTGCGCTTGATAGAACCGAGCGCGTTCCATCGCAATATGCAAGTTGTACGTTTCCCCCTCCGGCAAATACGCCTTGTCGATTTTCGCAACAGTCTTTTCCTGCTCATGCTGTTTCTGCACCGCTAAATCCATAGCCCGCACGTCTTCGCTTGACTGCGCTTTCTTTTTCCGTCCGCGCGTTTCCGTGCGCACCTCGCTGACTTCGCCGCTTATAGCCTCTGCAAACTCTGTGGCATCTACTCTTTCTGGCATTTCCATCTTTTACCCCTTTACTGCATTTCAGACGCGTACCGCGCTTCGTCCGCCGTCAGTGTCAATTTTGCCGTCCGATAACTTTTCATTATCTGCCCCGACAGCCCGCCGAACTCCGGAGACAGTCGGAGCCGCCCCTTGTCGTTTCTGCTTATAAACTTGTATTTTTCAAACACTGCCATATCACGGCAGATATTCGATTCCGATGTTCCGACAAGGACGGCAAGCTCTTTATTGCTCATGCCCTCGTAGTGGTTTGCGGCAAGCGCCTGTATCTCGGCAAGAAGCCGCTCTTGGCTCGTTATTTTTTCCATCACTTCACCTTCATGTTTAATGCCTCATCAATCAGCGCAATCCCCATGCGCCGGATAAAGCTCATCTTTACGCTTTCGCCGAAGTTCTTTATTTTCAAACCCACCCTGTACATAAAGCCCATCATGCGCGCCCCCTTATAAGCTCGATACGTCAAGCGGAATCTGCTTGTAACTGCCGTCATCCATACGTTCATAAAAACGCATATACGTTTTGGAACTTGCCACCTGCATACTCTCCGTAATTGCGTCCATCGCCTTTTTCCATGTTGCGTCTTTGATGTTTAGGCGGCGCAGTCCCAAAACGCGGCTCGTGCTGACAAGCCCGCTTTTCCCCACGTTGAATGCGTCGTCTACAATCGCCCGCAGGTTTTCGTTCACGCCCTCACTCCAGCTTGCAATGCACTTGTCAATCAACTGCTTGGCAATCTGCAATTTTTCGTTGAATTGAATCGTGTCGTTAACGGCGACGATGACCTTGTACTTGCCGTCGTAGCTCGTAAGCGTAACATTCCCCTTTTTGCCGCCGAATTTCCTCGCTCCGGAATCTTTTGCCGATTCTGCAAGAAAGTCCTGCACACGAACCCAGATACTGCGCTTAAACTCTATAAGCCGGTCGCGCTCGGCAAAGGTCTCTTTCATAATTGACATGACCGCCTCATGCCGTTTTAAGTCCATCGGTTTGATGATTGAAAGGGGAACCTGCCGCCCCTGCGCGTCTTCTAAATAGTCTTTATTCATTTGTGTTATCCTTGTTTGCAAATTCACAAATCATTCTCCGCATTACAGCTTCCGACGCGTCTAATTCTTCTGCGAGGGCTTTTGCCGCTTCTGTAACGATGGCTTTAATTCCTACGAAAATCTCCGTGCCGCCCGCTTCTATTTCCACACCGGAAACAGGCTTCTCGCCCTCTGTCAGCGTCCACGTTATTCTTGCTTTCTCTTTCATACCACGTTCTCCTCCGCCGCACTTTTGGCGGCATTCAAAACTTCTTCCCAGTTGGGAAGTTTTAAGGTGTCGGCAACCGCCTGCTGAATCCGTGCGCTTGTTCTGCGACCGTGAATAACAGCCCAGACGGAATTGTCCCGCACTCCGAAGCGGACTGCGATGTCCGAGCATCTGACGTTGATTAAAGACAGCTGGTACATTATCCAGCCCCCGTAGGTATGCCCAAGCGTGCGGTTTTTGGGCTTGCGAATGGTCGGTTTTTGTTTTATCATTTTACCGTCCTTGCCTGACTTACAGGCTTGCAATTTTGCAAAAGCGAATAAACTACGTGTTTTTCGCTTTTCTTTTTTACCGGCTAAGGATTAACAAGGTTCTAGCCAATATGTATTAGTATAATACAATTTAGTTAAAAGTCAAGTAATTTGTATTAGAAGAGGTATTTTTGGAAGATTTAGCACAACACCTAAGGCGATTTCGTTTAGATAAAGGACTGTCTCAATCCGAAATCGCTGAACAACTACAAATTCCGCAAACAACATGGTCTGGATACGAAC